TTCTCCATCAAATTCAAATGCAACATTAGTTATTTTGTTATCAGTAGTAATATTACTTACTTCTAATGTAACAGTCATATCACGACTACCAGCATCTTTAGCACTACACTTAGCATATAAATCTTCGGTTTGTTGAGATGCATCCCCATTACCATTATTTACCTTAACAGTAAATCCATTGTTAGCACCACTCTTAGCACCTTCACCAGTTTTAGCAGATAATCCAAATAATTGTTCTCTTAATGATTCATTCTCTTGCAACAATGCTTCAACTCTAGCAGTTAATGATACTCTTTGAATTGCTTCATTAATTGAGTTCTTAATTGCGTTTTGTAAATCAATTGTTGTTTCACCGATTTGTACATTTGCTATATCAGATTGTTCTCTAGCTATATCAGCTTTTAACTTTTCATTATCAACTTCAATTCTTAGTACTTCTACTATACTTTCCAATTCAGCTATGATACTATTTAAATCATTGATTGTAAGATTAGCTTGTTCTAATTGTTTTGTTAAATCATCAATTCTAGCTAATGCCTCATTATATGTTGAACGAAGAACTGTATCAGGTAAATCAGGTGCTAAATTTGGTAAGAGTTCAAATATATCAGTATCAATTGATTTCTTTAACTCCTTTGTGTTATATTTAGGTCTTATTAATTTACCACTAATAATACCATCAGATAAATCGGATTCTTGAAAAAGACGTATCCCGTTTTGGTTAGGTGCTTGTATAGCATCTGAACCACTAACAAAGATTTTTGCAACTTGTGCTTCGTTTTTTAATCCGCTGTTTTTCATTCGTTTTATGAAATTAAACTAAATGTGTAATCATTATCAAAGAAATAATCAACTCCACCAATAGTAATTTTAAATTCTATATTGTACACTCTATCAACTTCCCAATTGGATAAATTCAAATTGAAATAGTTACCATCAGAATCACAACTTAATTTTGTATAATTACTAAATGGAACAACCACTTCACCAGAATGATAATCACATATTTGGTAATATGATGTTGTTGGTAAGAATTTACTTATACCATATTGTGCCGTAGATGAAAATGTTTTTGTTGGATATAAATCTCTACCAACTACTCTCAACTTAGGGGTTGTATTTACTTTGTATTCTTTTTTGAAATTCCTAATTCCAACTTTTATTTCTTCTGATGTTAATTCAGTTAATGAACCTGTTGAAAATGTTACATCATCCCAACCTATTCTAACTTTTGGCTGATGTATTGTATTTGTTTCTTTACTAAAGAATTTTAAAATACCATAATCATTTGAATCTTCTTCAATGGAGTTTTTGTGTTTAACTATCAATCCTTCGTTTTGGATTGAACCACTTAACCAACTTTGAAAAATTGTAGTAATATCTGCTTTGATATCTTCTGTTTTATAAACAAAGTTTTGGGAACCACTAAGGTTAGAATACCAAACTCCACCCTTACCAGCAAATGAACCAGTTGAATTTGTAGCAAATACTGGAATTCCACCTACAATGTTGTTTACCCATCTAAGTGATGAATCACCTTCTCTATAATTCCAAGTTACACCAGCGGTTTCTATTTCATCAAATCGAGTACCTTTACCCATTTCCCAACTTTGAGATATTGGATGAATATCAATATTGAACTCTAAAGGTATTTCTTCAGATTCAGTTTCTTTCATTATAAGTTTTGCTTCTTCAAAACCTACACTACCAGCTGATAGTGATGATGAGAAGTTCGTTACATCGAATTTAAGAAGTGCTCTGGATACATCTTTGATATTACCATAGTAAACCTTACTAACCTCTAATACCTCATCTAAACCAGCGTTTTGGTCGGGTTGTTGTAAGTACACCGATGCATCTTTTGATGCTGTTAAAAAATAGTATGCCATTATCTTGCCCTCCCTTTTATATCCGAATCTGGAAATTTAATTTCGAAAACCGATGGGTCTAAAGATGGATATAAAATCTTATCTTTAATCGCCGCTTCTATATTGTATGAGTTGTTTGCATATTGCCCACCACACTTATTTATAATTTTTAATTTTGGTACTGAACTAACTCCATCAACATTTGCTATAATTAATTCCAATTCAGAAATATTAATAGTATTATTAAATGTAAAGTTATCAACATTAAAATATTCTTTTAATTCAGATATACAATCGGATAATACTTCACTCTTATTGTAATTTTTTAGAGTAATTATTTCAAACTCAAGTCCGATATTAATAATAAACCCATCATTGATGTTTATACCATCAGTTAGAATTTTGTATTCTGAAAGATATGTTTTTAAATTTTCTTTTATTGCTCTATTAAGGAGTGATAATTTTTTATCAGAATCATATCCTAATAAATAAAGATTAATAGCAAACGGATTATTCTTTTCATTCTCATTAGAAGTTTTTCCTAATAAGAATTTTTGAAGTTCATCTTTAATTGCTTTTCTATCTGGTTCCTCCTCTTCGGGTTTGTTTACAAATGATTCTACCAAATCAGTAAACTCATTAAGAACGTTAGGTGAAGCTAAAATAGAAGATGGTGAATTGTTATCCAATGTACCATCTGCCGTAGCGTATGCTTTTGCAATCGAACCAAACTTAGTTGGCATCGATAATGCTCTTACTTGATAATCCTTAGCAGTTACTGCTCTATTTTGTGAACCAAAGTTAGCCAAAGCATTTTGTCTAATCTCTTCCATCGTATCACCACCCTTACCACCAGTTGCAGGAACTTCATTATCTACTGCTATTGAAGATTTAGCTGCATTGTATAAACCTAATTGAGTTGATGTAAATTTTGTTAAATCTTCTTCATATTCAGCTCCATTGATTTGAGTAATCGTACCTTTTTTTACATTTGATTCTACACCACCACCAACTAAATACTTTACAGTCATAGTTGTATTAGATGGAGATGTTCCATATGTTTTAGTTTTCAAAAAGTTTGTTGGGTCAAATGATTCTTCTAATTTAGAAATAGAATTAGGTAATCCTAATCCAACATTTTTAAATGAAGGAATAATTGTTTCTTCACTAACTGTTGGGTCTCCTGCTCCAAACTGAATAGTTGTTGTACTATTTGGATTTACTTGTTTAACAAATCTACGAGATGTTTTAAGTGTATTTAAAATATATGGAGTTGTTGATTTAAATTGAAATAAATCAGGATCATTATTTTCAGTATTTGGATAATCAACAAATACTAACTCTTGAGCTAAGTAGGGTACTTCATAGAATTTATTTCCGTTTGAATCCCTTACATCATAGATATCAATAACATTCGTATCTCCTAAATCTATACTTTGAAATTCTTCATATGCCCCAAATGTTACTTCTTCAGTCTTTACCTCTGCTGAAATAGCTTGTACTAATTTTTTTATTAAATAAAATGTTACTTCACCACTTACACCATCTCTTTGATATATAGAAATTTCTCTATCCAATTCATCATTAAAATCTACTACATCTTGTGTAACAAATTGTACACCATTAGAGGATTCAACTCTCATTCCCTCTTTTATTCTTAAAAGATATGTTTCATCATAAGTATTATCTGCACCACTTCCTATTGAAGGAACTAATTGATAAACTGAAAGAGTTGTTACCGCAGGTGAGGTTACCTTCGGTTTATACCCTAAATATTGTGAAAGTGCTATCACATTCTCAATATCATCAGCATGAGTCATTAATGATTCCTTTAAGGTATCATCTACATAATATGAAAGTGAATCACCTACATACGATGCCATTTCTATGAACATCATACCCGGTGATGATTCATTAAAATCTGAATATGTTTGTGGGAAATAAGTTTTAGCAAACTCAATTAGATTTCCTCTAAATTGAGAAAAATCTTTATTAAGGTACTTTATATCTTTACCCTTATTTTTAAAGTTCTTTGATGTTTTTGTTATTGCCATATCTTATTATCCCTGTACTGTAAATGTTAGAGTTTCTAAATTAATATCCTCTCCTATTCTGAATTTAATTGAAACATTTAATTTATTGTTATCTCTCAATTCATCAGTTGATTCAATATCAATCTCGTCTGCCGTAACATAAGGTAACCATTGTTCTAAACTTTCGTTTATAGTATCTTCTATTCTACCTTCTAAATCATCTACGTTTTGTTCAAACAATAATGATTGTAACCCACTACCAAATTCGGGTTGTATAATACGTTCCCCCTTTTTAGTAAGTAGAAGATTTTTAATATTTGATTTAACTTGGTCTTTGGTTAGAAATGCTTGCTCGAATGTATTCTCACCAAATGTTAATGGTAAGGTAACACCAATTGCATAATTTGCAAACTCTTTGGTATCCTTTACAATCTTTCTTCCTAACTCAACTGCCATAATTTATATTACATTCCCGGTCTCCAAGGACCTTTCTTCTTTTCTACTGCTTGTAATAATTGTCTATAATCTTTATTTAACAATTTATCCATTCCAGCATTTCCAGTTTGAACTGGTTGATTGTAACCCATATTTTGTTGGATACTTTGTGCACCCAATGTATGTGTATCACTAGTGTTAAAGTTCATAGTTCTATAATCTTCACCACCAGTTGCTTGTCTTTGTTGTGAGTTAAAAGGTTGTGTTTGTGCCAATACCTCATTTATTGCTGGATTCTTACTAAATGTTTTTTGTGGTTGAACTGGTTCCTCCACTACATTTTTATCCATAAATGTTGGTTCTTTTGGTGTAACAGCTTCTTTAAGTTTTTTGTTTTCTTTCAATAACTTAGCCATTTCTTTCTTAACACCCTCTTTAACGAGTTTAGGAAGAATCACTTTGATTTCCTCCTTAACTATAATTTGTATTGCTTTTACTAATTTGTCAGTGTCCATTGTATAAAATGTTTTCCTTTCTATATAAATATTTGTTTTATTGTTTTTTGATTTTTATTCACACTTTGTTCCACCCATTTCTAATTGTGATATGAAATCAGGTAAAATATTTTCTAATTCATCATCCAATACATCCTCTGGTATTGTTGTATCAATAACGTTTTGTAATGATGTATCACCACTTAATATATCAGTTTGTTCTAATTCCTCTTCTTCATATTCTTGAGTAGGTCCTAACTGAGATATAGGTTCATCATCTGGTTGTTGAATTATAGCTGGTTCACTACCATCTGCAGATGGGAAGTTTATATTTGGAATAGGAATAGCTGGTGGAATTAGATATGCTGTCCAAGCTATTACCGCTGGTGCTGGTATTGGTGATGGCGCCGATGGATATAACGATGTTGTTTGTATAAATCCACCTATTGAAAATAAATGTACAATAGCTGCAAGTACAAACATATTAACCATTATTTCCTGCCGTTGAGCTGGTCTAATTGGTGGATACATCGGCCAAGTACCAACATTACTAACTATATTTGAATTAACTGCTATATTTTGAATTGTACCTGGCGCTGGAATAAGTGGAATTGGGAATGGATTCATTTGAGCACCAGCCCAATATGCTTTTACACCATTTCCAAATTCATTTACCAAAGAAAAGTTTTGACCAGGCGGAGTTGCTAATCCTTTTAATAATGCTACTCTAAAAAGAGTTTCCATTATTTGTTTATTACCTCTATTGATTGATTCTTGATTTAGTAAATCTCTACCACGCTTTGCAGCCGCATCATATTCATCAGCCCAAATCTTTGCAACTTTATTTACATCTAAAGTGTTATAGTTTGGATTTGTTTTTCTTAGTATGTTTCTTTTGAATAATCCCCAAGACATTTTATGTAAGTTTATTAGTAACGTTACCAACTGCATTAGTAGCTCCGCTTACTACTCCACCAACTGCATTAGTAGCTCCACTAACCACCCCACCAACTGTATCGGTTACACCACTTACTACACCACCAACTGCACCAGCTACGTCTGGTACTTCTGGTATTGGAGGTAATGATACCGATGGTATTTCTGGAATAGGTGGAATTTTTGGTAATCCTTTCTTTCTTTTTGGATTTTCTTCTAATTTCTTTTTTCTAAATTTTGGAAGAGGTGGTAATTTAGGTAATCTGATTTTAGGTAGCTTTGGTGGTTCAGGTATCTCTACTTTAGGTATCTCAGGTAGTTCGGGCAATTCAGTAGGTATTGAATTTGCTATATCTCCAACTTGCCCAGTTATATTAGATACGTTACCAACCGCACTACCAACGGCACCAGCTACTCCACTTACGGCACCAGTAGCTGTATCAGTAATACCACCAGCGGTATCTTTTACTGAACCCAATCTTCCTTTTAAATCATCGTTTATTGCCATATTATTTTAATTGAACATTATTACTTAACAATGTATTTAGTTTACTTTTTAATGTTGTAAATTGTGCTACATTAGTTGGACCAGGTGAAGATGGACCAGCTGGTGTTAAGTATATTTGTTGTGCTATTAAGTCTATCATCTCACCCAATAATTTAACTAATGTTTCACCTTTAGCTGCTGCTTCTAATGTACCATCGGTTCCCAATGCTATTGTACCATTACCAATATCAATATTAAAATCTCTATTTTTAGTATCAACAAATATGTGGTCATTGACTGTTAAATTCATTCCTCTATTACTATCTA